GTAATCAGCGATAGTTCTTTGCTTGTGAATTTCAGCTCACTCATGGGGCGGCTCGGATTCCTTGATTACGTCCCAGCCAATGAACTTGAACACATGTTTAGTTGCTCGAAAGTCATCGCCGTCATCTTCGCCGGCAACGAGTAATATCAGCTTCTTGTTCTTGTGGTCCACCCTGAAAGTGGTGCCGGAGCGTGGAATACCCCAGACACCGCCGTCTTGAATAATTCGCACGCAGTTCCGGCACCACTCCAGAATGTGCTCTGGCGGGCGCTCACTATTAAACGCGTTATGATTGAGCGCTACCATTGAGTTGCTCCCGTTGGATCAATGCCCGGGTGTAATCCATGGATACTAGTTCATGCCCCACTTGAAACTTTGCCAGCTCAGCCAGCAGTTCGGGATCCCACGGCGCCTGAAGCGGTAAAGCTGCCGGCCACCACGCAGATTCCCGCGCATAGTCTTCGTGGGCGCCTTCGGTCTTGTACGCCGCGATATAGGCGTCGAAGTAGCACTGCTCAGCCTTGTCGCCCTGTACCTCCGGTACGAGTGTCGTGCCGGCGTCAAGGTCGAGGTCGTCGTCTTTTGCAGCCGCAGCCGCAAGCCTGTACGCGTAATGCGCTTCCACCAAGTGCTGGATAATCTCGGCACTTTCGCTGTCGTCGAAATCACATGTGGCGAAGCTGCGCCGGATCATGCTGGCCAGCGTTTCTTCAGTCACGGGATCCCGGTCCGCCATCAGGAAGTTTTCGCGAAGCCTTGATGTCATGGTTACGCTTTCTGGTTTTGTGATTTACTGCAGTGTTCCAGAATAGCCCGCTGCCACTCTCGGGCCTGTGAACCGCGGCCAAAGAAGTCACGGTATTCCAGCTTGAGCTGGCGCACGATGTCCGCTAACACATCAAGACCGTACACGCCTTCTATGGACTTTATAGGCTTGCCGTTTGGTCCGAAGATCGTGGATTTATGGTCACTGAAATCGCTCTTGATAACACTCGTGTGCGCCTTGACCATGTCTTTGTGCAGGCCAAGCTCTAGGAACGCTTCTGGCTTCATGATCGTATGGCCGTCGCAGATATCAGCTACGGCCAGAATGACCTTGGCTGGAATGTTCTCCCAGCGGGTCATGTCTTTCTTCTTAGCGCTTACCTTTGGCTTTGCTTTTGGCTTTGCCGCTTTTGCTTTTGCTTTGGGCTTTCCCTTTACAATTGCCTTCTTGGCGCTTTTCTTTTTTGCCACGGGTCACTTTCTTTTTCTGTGGGAGGAGAATATCAGTCACAAACCTTCGACGGCGTTGGAGGTCTTTCGCCTTGCCTACGTCTTTTAAGGTTTCGGCGTCGACCCAGATCCACGCCTGCACATATGCGCCGTACTCCGGCTCATCTGTTGACACCGCTGCGTTGTCGTCAACTTCGATATAGCCTTCTTCGGTGCATTCTTGCGCAGCGGCTACGTAGTTGTCGTGAAACTTTGACTGATGGTCATCAGCAGCCAGATCGACTTTGACCGCTAGCGGGCTGTTCTTTTTGATATCTTGAAGATCTTCGTAGTGAACAGCTATCCAGCAAACGGTGTCGAACGGCCGGATATCTTTGCCGAATCGCACTGTATTGCGTTTCATGGTCAGTCCAGTACGCGGGTAACGGTGTTGTCTCGGGCCACGGTGCGCTGGTAGGTCACGCGGTACGAACCCGGGGGGAGAACCCAGTCACCGTGCTCAGGATGCGTCACGGTGTTTGTTTCTGTCAAGACGAAGATAGGCCCGGCGAGCAGGAGCAGCGAAAACGCGTCGGCGCTATCGATCTTGTTGGCAATGGTGCCGTCCTTCCGTGCTGCCCACTCGGCGGTGCGCAACCGTTGCCGCAGGTCAGGCGCGTTTGCCTCAATACCGAACTGTGTTGCCAGCTGATTAAACATCTCAGCGCTGCCGCCGTCGCAAGGCTCGTAGGCAGTCACGCCCCGGCCGTGCTCCAGACAGTGCCGGCTGCCCTTGGTGTTACCCGGGGCGAGCTGCATGGGGTACGTCGGCGTGGCCTTCTTGAACAGGAACGGCGCCGATGTAACGTCATCGATCAGCTGGATATACACGTCGCCTTGTCGGACAGCGTCGCCGATACTGGCGGCTTCAGGAAAGTTCTGGGGGTCATCGTTCTTGATCTTCTCAACCTGCGCTTGCGCCTCGCGGAGCTGGCGCACGGCGGCATGGTTATCAATATCAAATGTAGTAGCAGTAGTCATGGGTTACTCCAAGGAAAGGAAATTAAAACTCAAGAAGCGCCCAGCAACCGCATGGGCTTCGACGCATAGGAGACAAGGGATCGCGAATCAGACTCAACGCCGGCATTAGCCATCCATGCTTGCGCGTCGCTGCACGTTTGAACGGTGCTTGGAACGCTCAAGAAATACCGCCGGCCAGTAGACCGGCAGAACAAGACCATACGGTTCTGCTGCGGGCGGCTCCAGCGGACGTCATCCCTACTAGACTGTGACCGTGGCGCGCCGACCAGCATCTCGATAGTGTTATCAATATCGTTTGTACGCCGGTCGAGCACCGGGCAGTCAGCCTCGACAATGAACCTATCCCAGCCAAACTTTTCAATAGCCAGCCGGCGAGTTTCCTCGTTGTTAATTCGCAGGATGTGCTCGGTCGTGAGCTTGTTTGGCGTATCTACAATGTATCTACCGCCTTCTTCCATGTAGTGCCCGTCGTTAAACCAAAGCCGAGTACCGTCAGTCCACGACACAGCTGGGCCTGTCGTGTTGTGCAGGTTGCCTGCTTCGTTCGTGTGCATAGTCGGGCGTTCGGCCAGAATGATGCAAGACGACTGGAACGCCGCAAACGCGGTGCAGTGATGGAAGACTTCGTGCTCCCACGTCAGCTCGGGATCGTCGATCTTCAGGATTCGCGACAAGATCTCCGCGTCGATAGCCTTGGGTATATTGCCCAGAAATATGGCGTCGCCGGCACTGAGCGCGACTGCGTTGTCTGCGTTTCGCACAACGTCTTCGATGTCGATAGCCTTGCGCAGCTCGCCGATAGCGCTGAGCGTAATGTTGTTGTCCCACAGGGCAGCGCTAGAGATCTGGCCAAGCTGTTTGCTTGTTAATGTGACTGTGTCACGCCGCTCATTGCCATCCCAACCGCGGCGCAATTCAATCTTGCTTTCCAGCGCGTTGTGGTCATTTAAAAGCGACACTACCGTCCGCATAACGTTGTCTAGCGAGTTTGTGTTGTACGCTACCGCAGCGTTCTCACTATCAGCGCTAAATCGAGAACGAAACGTTGTACTGACTAAGCCTGTGGTTCTAGATACCAAGCGTTCGTGCGTAAGGTACTCGGCCCGAATAGCGCGCAGCCACGTACGACCAAACTCGCTATTGGCGTTGTGCCACCAGCGTCGGTTGCCGCCGTTCCATTTCGCTAGCGGATCTCGGCGAAGGTCTTTCAGAAACTCCGGGTCGATGCCAAGCAGGCCGCAGATCTCTGTAGCCCACTTCTTGCTCATACGGCCGCGAACAACGGTCACAGCCAGCATGAACGCCACAGGCGACGCTACGGTAAGGAACTTGACGTCTTTGAGCTTGTGCTTGGTACTGCGGTGAGCGCCAATACCGTTTTTATACGCTGCCCGGATATACGTCTTAGCTTTTTCGATATTCGGTACGCCGGCGTAAACATTGTTTTCCCAGCGTGCAAACGTGTCTTGAACAATTGCGCTATGCGCGTTGGAGATCTTGGATTTCATGTGGTTGTTAGGTTAGCGACTTCGGGATGCGGTTGGTACATGCGGTGCTGATAGAGCACCTTGCCGCCGCGGGATTCTTGAATCTTGACAATCCTATGATCGAGAATATGCGGACCGCCGTCAGACCGTTTGTTATAGAGCACAATCGGAACTTTGTATTGCCCACAACTGCGGCCGATGTAGCCGCACATATCCATGCTGTCGCCCCAATCTTGGCCGGCTTCAGGGCCTGTGATGTTGCCGTACCGGAACTTGATGCGTTTGTTATACAGTCGGCATGCTTCCAGTATGTTGGCTACTTCTACAGGCGTTTCATCGTGATACCACGTCTCGTTGATTTGCAATCGTCTCTCCTCTAAGCGTGAGGTTGTGTTCAGCAAGCGCGCGCCGAATCTCGTTTAGGCTTGTAACACCCAAACCGCGGCATTCCAAAAGATCTTCTGCGTCGTATCTGGTTAGTGCGTGAATATTCTGGAATTTAAACTTGGCAAGACATTTGCGCGCGCGTGCGCCCAGATTTAACGCCGTAACTGGTTGCTCTGTTATTGGCAGCGGGGTTGTTGGTTTCGGGTCTTTAAAACCGTAGCTGATCGACGAGCTATTGGCGTCGATTTCAAACGTCTCGAAGAGATCACAGTCGCCGAGCCAGTAATCGTGGATTGGCAGGACCTCGACAAAGTCATCGCCGCCGACCAGTTCTCGGCTCATGCCATACCAGTCATCGAACGCGCCGACGTTAGGGTCGCAACCTTCGGCGTACGCGACGCGGCTATTCACGTCCGGCTGATTTGGATTGTTTCCATTGCTCAGTCGCGGAATGCCATTGCTCATCAGGTACACGCCCTGATCGTGAATAAACAACAGTGCCGGCACTGGCGTCCTTTCGCTTTCGTAACCCATGTCGAACTCAGTCGCGGCCTTGGCATGCTCAATGAGCGGCTTCAGCTCCGACGTCTTGAACCTGCAGATTCCCATCTTCTAGCTCCCTTTCGAGACTCTTGCCGCGGCCGAGCATCCAGCCTTCGGTTTTGATATTTGAAAGCCAATCCGCCACGGTGGGGATTCGGCCTAGGTCTTCTTTGACGTGCTGCTCGCCGATATAGCGCACAGGAACGACTCTGCCGGCTGAATTCACAATCGTCACGCCGAAGATTCTTTCGGCCATGAAGATGCCTTCCGTGTGATGCCGGAGGGCTCTGTGGCGAAAGTCAGCCATGTGCGCTTTGGACTCATCGAACCAGTCGTGGATTTTCTGATAATCCTCGGGTTCGCCGCCCCACTTACGGGCTGACGAGATCGCGTGGTGGTATGGGTGGGCCATTGGGTTTTACCTCTATAGCGCTGCCGCCGTGAATCTTGCCGCAGCGTTTGTACTTTCTGACACGCTCACGCAGATACGCCATAGCTGATTCATGATCAGTGGCATGAACCCGCGCGCGTGTCACGGTCGGGTTGCCAAGCTTGGTGCCCCATAAAACGTCTACGTAATACAGCGGCACTATTCCTCCTTTTTACGTTTATTAGCCAACCGCGGTACCATCCGGTCGTACGGCGGGTTATCGGGCGGACTTAAAGAAGCCAGCAAGTTTTCCAGCGTGTCAATCTCGTCGTCGAATCCTTCGTCAGACAAATCCATTGCCGTCAATACTCGTTCTCGCGTCCTTGGCATATCTGTCACGACAACCCGGATAAACTCCAGCGCTGTAATGAGCGCTGACGGTAACCCGGACGGCAATGGCGGCTGCTTTTTCATCAGAAATCTCGTTCGTAAGTGTTTACTTCTGTATACCGCTGGTTGTGTTCAAGCGTGATCTTTCCGTTTTCAACCGTGACGTCAATTTCGCCGTAAGCGCCGTCGTTGTTTTCCCATCCAGCAAAATTATCTGACACAAGCTTCCATAACGCGTTCTCAAGTGCGTCTGCCATTGTTTGCGTAAAAAGTTGTTTGCCCGGTTCGGCGTTGCTGCCGTGCTGGCTTACAAAACTGTACAACGATTTTGAGCTATGTTCGCCGATTGGTAAATTAGGCTCGCCGGACACGAACGTAATATCTTGCACGTCACCAGAATCACCGCTGCCGTCGTAAGTGCACGTTACGCGAGTAACGCCCATTGTTTTGAGCAGCTTGCAGGTGTCTTTGATCGTGTCGACGGGGGTTTTTTCTTTTTTGGTTTTTGCCATGTGTTAATAGCTCGCGTACACGGTGCATGGTTTGCCAGTCTCACGTTCTCGGCGCTCAGCCAGCGCGACAAAGTCCCGAAACGACTGTACGACGTCTTGGGCATGCTCAGCGCCACCGTCGGGATACAAGCGCATACAACGCTCGTACGCCGCTTCTTCAACGCTCATATCAGGCGTGAGACACTCCGGCGCTTCAAGCTCGTCGCTGTTGTTGATTTCATCTTGTAGCTTTGCCAGAAATTTGTCTGGGTCTTCGGTAATGTCTTCGTTCGCCATGGCGCCGCTGAGTAACTTGCCCATCAAAACAGTCATAGCGTGACCCATGTTGCAGTTTTTTGCTGCCGGCCCCGCGTTTGTCAGGCGCGCGCGCATGACAGCCGCCGGAATCTCAGCGCGGCAGTCTTCTGACTCAAACGCTTCTTTGACTAAAATCTGCGTGGCATATGGCCCGCCGTGATATGCTTCGCGCAAATAGCCGACGTGGCCGGACGTTGTAGAAAACCCCGTGCCCATTTGATCGTCTTTTGAGCGCTTGTCTTTGCCGTCCCATTCCAGATAAATATCAATTCCCACGGTTTAGTCCTTAGTAAAAAAAGAAGGCGTCGAGTACACACTCGACGCCCTCCATGGCGTGATTGAACAATATTAGTTAGTCGCGATTAACGACGCACGGGCTTGTAGACCGTGCGGTTGGTCTTCCGCACTACGTGCCCGCCGAAAAGGCGGTTACGGCAGCTCTCGCTGTTTTCCTGCTCGACGTTGTAGAGCTTCTGCGTCTGGCAACGCCCGCTGGCGCAGACCGTAGCAGGAGCAGCGACGCAATCGGTGCAGGCAGCCACCGGAGCGGCAGCCGCCGGAGCGGCAGCGACAGGCGTCGCGGCCGCAGGGGTGGTTTGCCCATGATTGACGACAATGCTCTTGACCTCGCCCGAGTCACCAGCGGCGGCGAACGAGACGAAAGACAGAACCGCAACAATCGCAACAAAACAAGACTTCATCGTAAACTCCTTGAAACACGTCCTTGCAGGCACAAACATATGTGCCTGTCGCATCGTCTTACGTGGTTCCACCACGCACGATCAGCTCGGTGCTGCATGCACCATAACTGATTGATTTTTCTTCTGCAACCCCGGTTTTGCCCGTATTTTTGTGAAATTGGGCGCTTTCGGTAGTTGCTTAGCTATCATAATCCTGTAGCTGCTCCGCAGCTGCGGAGCATATGGCTTTGTACTCGTCGGGGTGCGCTTCGAGCCACGACCAGAACCACGCGCTGAGCATTTGGCGCTCGGCGGATGTCGGGCGGCGGCCGTCGTGGTCGCTTTCAAATTTGACCCAAGCACACCCAACGTTTTCTGGCTGTACGCTGGCGGGATATCCGGGGTGCCCTTCCATATTGCTGTCGTACATAACAGCCGGCGAGCCGGCGTTGTATGTGAAATCAATATCAAACTCAAACTCGCCGGCTACGCCAGTTGGGTTTTTTCCGAGTTCGTCGTCGACAGGCCAACGCATGATTACCTCGTGACGTGAACCGGGCGCTGGGTGAGTTCATTATCAAGCCACGCTACCTCGGCGGCGAGCGCTTCGGCACGTGTATCAAACGGCCCTAGAAACGGCCCGGCTACAGGTGCCATATCCGCGCCCCACTTACCGGGCTGCTCAGGCATTGGTTCGACGTGGCTGGCGCGTCTGATATCAATAGCGCCAAGCGCGGCAAGATTAATATTCTCGCCGTACAGACACTGCGCGTCGCCGTTGGGGCGAATAAAGATGGTCATACAGCCGCTCCATCTGTACTCATGATCCGGCGGGTTGGCACAAGGGTATCGAGATTCACGGGCAGGCGTATGCCGCTTTGTTGGCGGGCAGCAAACGTGTCCGCGGCGACCACTGCGGCGCGAGCAGCTGGCGGCACGTTGTATCGCGTAAACATGCTGAGGTCTCTTGTGGTGAGCTTGACAATTGCCGCTTGCGTGTCTGTTGTTAATTTCACGTATCCGCCGTGTGCGTCAGCCGCGGCGCGAAAGTGTAAATCGCAACCAACAATCATTGCGTGGCCAACAAAATCAATCCACGCGTCAATGCGCTCACAGCTCGCAATATTTACGTGATCAGTGATGTTGATTCGATTGGTTTCAGCGTTAGACGTGTAGGTGCGCTGGTGGTAAATATGACTGCCGGTAATGGTGGCGTGGTCGCGCACGCTGATATAGCCATGCAACGTTGCCCGGGCAAGGTGTGCGCGCCCGCCGACCATGACGTCATACGCCAACGACGAGTTAAACAACGTAGCGTAACCGTAGATAGCGCAGCGATCACCAACCTGCGAGTTGAAGACTGTGGCGTCGTCGCGCACGCTAGCCGAACCGTTAATGACTGACGTGCCTTGTACTGTGCCACCCCAAAGTTTGGCGTTGTCCGACGCGCGTGCTACGTCTGCCATGATTGCGTCGCCGCCAACAAAAGCATTCTGGTTTACGGTAACGCTGTCCATCAATTCAGCTGTGCCGCAAACTTGTGCTTTGTGCCGGACCTGCACTTTGCCGACAATTACGGCGTGGTGATAGACCTGCGCTGTCTTGGCTACGAATACTGTGTCTGCCACCTTTGCTGTGTCTGCTACCCAACCTTCACCGTTCACGTGCCTATGGGCGAATACTCGCCCCCGACCATCCTTAAAATCATGTTTCGACGCTCGCTTTTTCCGCACTTTGACTGGCGCATCAGCGTCGAGTTTTTTCATCTCTTCTAATTCCGCAAAGGGCGGAATCATTTCAGTCATTCTTGCTCCATCGACATGATTCGGCGTCTAGGCGCCTCGGTGATGAGTGTGCTCAAGGTCGTCTGCAGTTCGCCCATCTGGTGGGTGAGATTCTGCCGCAGCGCCTTGCTGTTGCGAACTTCCTTTGCCGTGACGCCACTGACGAGGTTGTTGGCCTGCGAAATCAGCGACTCCAGCTGGGGATTCGACCGCACGTTCATGCGGCGGAAGTTCTCGTAGAACTCCTTAAAGTTATCAATAGCCGTCGCCTTGAAGATCTTCGGCTGGCCGTCGGGCGAATCTGTGAGCCGCTCGATCAGGTGGGACACCATCTCGGACAGCTGCTCAGCGAACGCGTCTTCGGCCAGCGCAACGGCGTTCTCAAACCGCTGCTGGATTCGGCTCTGTTCTTGGGCGTACAGCTCCGGGTTAAAGTTCATGAGGTAGCGCGGCGGCTCAATGGGCGGATACTCCCACGTGATTGCAAACACGTTCTCAAGCGTTGCCGGGTAGTCGTTTGGGTTGTACAGCTGGCCCAGCTTTTCCCGGGCGGCTGCCTTGATCGACTCATACTCCAGCTGCAGGTTCGAAGACGCAGCGGCCAGTTGGTCTTTGAACTCCCGCATCTTTTCTTCGAAGCCCGCTACATCTTGCTGGCGGATCAGGCGAATACCTTCCTGCGGATACGGCAGGGTCAGGCCGCGCCAGTAGGCCTGCGCCTGACTCTTGATCGCCGTAGCCGCCCGATATGCCGGGTGCGTCGTGTCGATCAGGCGCTTCGACGCCTTGACCAAATCTGTCGACGCGTCGAACGCATCTGCCGCCTGCTTAGTCTGGGCGTCTGACAGCTTGCGCTGCGTGCCCAGCCACGAGAACGACAGCTTGACAGCGCCCATGTTCTGGCGCATCTCGTTCGCAGCCGTCGCAATGTCCTGCTGGACCGGGCTCTCAACCTGTTCAGTTTCTGCTGACATTAACTTTGGTTCCTTTGCTATTCAAACGGCAATAGCCGCCGGCGAACGCCGTTTGTTGTGTAACCACTTTGGGCGGCCGTTGTTGGCGTGTCGGGTACAGCCGCGGGCGGTTCTAACCACTCAACCGGCTCTGTCCCGGCGACGACAATAGCGTTTCCATTGCGGTCGCCAATGTAAAGCACGCGATCTGCGAAATTAAACGCTAATTCTCCGTAGCCTAAACGTTCTGGAACGCCGCCCGGAGTCTCTGACCGCTTGATGCGTATTTGGTGTGGCATGATGTGCTAGTCGACTACGACGTCCGGGTGCAGGTTGTCATAAAATTGCAGCGTAACGTCTTCCAGCGCGGACAATTTCTGAATGGCTTCTTTTGCCAGCTCGTAATTCTTTTGCACCCAATCACGTGTGCGAATCGCTTGCTGAACTTGTTCGTGCAATTCGTAATCATCACCCAAGAGTGATCGTTCTTGCCATTCAGTGATAAGTCTTTGCAGCTCAATGTTCAGCTGGTTTGAAGACGCAACGATATTCAAAATGCTCAGCATCTGTTCATAATAATCAGGAAATACGTTGATAATGCCGGTGACCTGATTGTTTGCTTCTTCTAATTTGCCAATAAGCGTAAAAAGGCGTTCTTGAATGTGCTCGGGTAACTTTTCGTCCATTGCACGTGTTTCTTTCTGTAAGAAATTGCGGCGGGCAACTACACAGTTGCACGCCGCAAAAAACTAGTTGACCGACGTGGCGTTGATAACCTTGCGGGGCTTCTGCGGCGCGACCACAGACCGCGCCTTACCTACGCGGGAATACAGGCCAGCGTTATCAGCCGACAGGCAGCGACCTGTCGCCCAGTTGCGCAGGCTTTCGATCTGCTCAGCCGACGTGACCGATACCGGCACGACGTTCTGCGCAGCTTCAAGCAGCGTGACCTCAAGCAGCGCAGCCAAGCGGCAGCACGACTTGATCTCGGCACCAGTCCAGTTGGAATCGTCCGGCTTGGCCTGCGACTTGTCGATACCGAACTGATCCAGATAGATATCCCAGATCGTCGCGCGCTGTTCGTCGCCCGGCAGATCCACGAAGAAGATGCCGTCGAAACGCTCGGCACGCGCGAACGGCGCCGGCAGCTGGCTGGCGTCATTGCAAGTACCGATGAAAAACACGTCGCTGGTGTGGTCGTTAAGCCACGTCAGCAGCGTACCGAACAGACGGGCACCAACGCCGGAGTCGTTCTGACCAGAGTTGCCGACGCCGGCCAGACCCTTTTCAATTTCCGTTTGTGTTACGAATTAGCCGTTACCGCTAATTCTCCTGTATTTTCATACAGGACCAGACTATGTCATCTTGTAGCGTAACGTCTCACATTGCATCGGTTGCATAAACCTTTTGACGCGTGTGGTGACGTTGTTAGGCCGCATGAAATACACGCGTTATGTTGCGTGCTCCAGCGGCCACACTTTAAAAGTTTTGGCGTGGCGTATTTTTCTGTGCGTGCAACTTGTAGTTCTGTCTTGTGCTCTAACAAATGACAGCGTCTACAAACTGTTTCAAGATTATCAAGGGCGTTGTTTGGATTTTTTTTCCCGCGTCCTAAACGATCTTTGTGATGTACGACAAGTTTGTTTTTATTACCGCAACGAGAGCAGCGCTGCTCATCGCGTGTAATAACTGCAACTCTTTGTCCGTCAAAATGACGCTGTTCGCGATTAATTTTGTATTGCGGCAAAATTTCATCGCGATATTTGTCGTACCACTTTTGTTTTAACTTTGCTATACGCTGGCGATTTGCGGCGTCGTTGCGATAGCGAGCCAAATAACAAACTTTGCACAGTCCTTTTGCCATATGCGGTTTTTCTGTTTTTGCGCATGTTTGGCAGCAGGAGTATTTTTTTGACCACATTTCAAAACTCTACTACAAGGCCCCCGTTTCGAGCCCACTTGGGCCCTACGATCTTTCGATCTAGTCGTTGAACCTTCCAAGTGTATTATTACTTGGCTTGGCTGCAAGTTGTCCGGCTTACGCTGAGGAGTTTCTTGCAATTAAAGGGCTTTGCGCTGATTTGTTGCCAAATCAGGGGACTGAATTCAATCCACAAAAAGAACACAGGGTGCCATGGCGTCGACCTGCTTGAGGGCTCGGCGCATGTTGCCCTCAGACTCGCCGACAAACTTGCCCATCAGGCTGCCGAAGTCGAGCATTACCGTGGGCCGACCCACTTCGTTGCCAAGCGCCTTGGCGAACTGGGATTTGCCGCAGCCCGGAGGCGACAGCAGGAGAACGCCCTTGGGTCGCTTGTCGACGTTCTTCTCGCCCTGCCGGCGCATGGCGCGCAGGCAGAACTGCTTCAGGTTATCCAGCCCGCCAAGGTTCTGGAAGTTGGCGTCGCCGCGATACAGAGTCAAAGTGCCGCTCTTTTCGAGCGTTTGCGCCTTGATGCTCCAGATCACGTCAGCCGACAGCTTCTTGTTACGGACGAACGAGAGCGCATACGCGTTCTCGGCCTCCTGCCGGGTCAGACCGCGGGAAGCGTCTACAACCGCCTGCACTTCAGCCTCGGTCGGCTTGGCGAACGCCGGGTCGTCATTGACCAGATCGTTGCAGGTCTTGGTCAGCTGCGCGGTATCGGGCAGCTCGTGGTGCACAACCGTAAACAGCTTCTCGATCTCGGGCTGAAGCTGCAGAACAGGCGACACGATCACGATATACTGGCCGATGCCCTTGCCCAAGGCAGCCCGGTTTGCGAGCGTCTGCAGCACCTCGGGGTTTGCTAGAAACCGGTGGAAGTTCTTCAGCACCATCACCATGGGCGGCGAGTTGGGTGGCGTGCTCTCGGCCAGCTGGGTCAGATACTTCAACGGGTGCAGCGGGCTCGGAGCCGGAACCGCGCCAGAATACAGCTGGCGGTCGATGTCCCACAGTTCAAAGCTCCACTTGTTGGCGTCCGTCATCTTACGGATAGACGCGATTGCATCGTCGCACTCCAGCGTTTCTACCCAGATGCCGGAGAAGCCAGCGCAGACCAGCTCTTTGATATCTTTATCGAGTGCCATTTGTTCCCTTCAGGTTAGTTCTGGATTTCGTTCGTCTGGTCGTTGGTCGCGGTGTAATACTCACCGGTAAACGTCTCGCTCGTCGTGGCGCCCAGCGCGGCTTCAAGCGCACGGGTGGCGTCTTGGCACGAACTGCCGGAGAAGCCGCTGGTTTCAATCTTCGTCTCGCCCTTGGGGCTGATGGTGATCTGGATAGTCTTTGACATGTTTAGAAACCCTCCACGCTGATGTTGAGCTTGATCGAACCGTCGTCCAGCGTCTCCTCGTACACCGAGTAGCCGCCCTTCTGGGCCTCATAGATGGCCTTCTCGACCGCGTACGCCTGCAGGAACCGGTCCAGTTCTTCCTGCTTGCCCCACGAGCCGTTGTAGTTGTCGTAATCCAGTGCGCCGGTAGCGAGATTGACAACGACTGGATAATTCCAGTCCTTCAGCTTGACACCAAGCCCTGTGCGCTGAACGCCAAACACGTTGAACGTGCCGGTCGTGGCAGCCTCAATCCCCAGCCGGCGGCAAGCGGCCTGCACGGCGTCGGCATCTTTCACTTCAGTCTTGATCTGGACAATGTGCGACATTGTTACTTTCTTTTTGTTCTAAAGGGGTCTTGAAGCGCAAAAACGATGGTGCATTCAAACTGTTCTGGCTCGATGTAATCGTTTTTGGCGAAACACTGCAGAACATCCACAGCTGTTGCGCGGTTATAAGCGACTTTAAATTGTTTCGGTCCGGCAGGTGTGTCCAACCGATACTCTGTAATATCGTGGAGCGTAACTACCTCCGGGATAGCAATAATGTCTTTGTACTCTTCGCTCAACTTCTTCAGCTTGTCGAGCGCGGTCAAGATGCGTTCTTTGTCTAATTCGTGTTCTGCGTCGGTGTAACTCATGCGTGGCCTATCACTAGTGCAGTTGTTTCAACCCAGACATGGGCGCCGCAACTCAGCGGTTTGTCTGGCGAATAAAAAACCGTTGACGGCCCACGAATCTCAACTTTGGCGCATCGATACGATTTGTTTCGCCACTGAATAGTTGTGACGGCTGCTTTGTCGCCAGTCTTTTTGTTGCGGCGAATGATGTGCTGGTTAACGTGAATTCGTTTGATGGTGCCAGCGGGAAAAACGCGGTCACACGTCTCTGCCGGCTCGGTGGGGCATACGGCTGTAGCCATAAGAACTCCTAAGCGATTCAAGCGTGAATCGCGATGCGGCGGACAGAAGATCCGCGCGATAAAGATATCTAGCCCGCCGCCGCCTTTGGGGTATGCTGGCCGCTTTATCAGTGCGGGGCAGGCCAAAGGCGGCTGAGCGGGTAGACAGGGAGATGAGCTTAGCGGCTCACAGCGTAAACACTGCCCAGCTGCTTGTGGGTCGACAGAATCTCTTCTGCCGTCTCGTAGCAGCCGTTGCACGCGGCCAGAAACGCACCGGCAGCCGTCAGCTGCGCCATCGGCAGCGTGGTCGACTTTCCGCCAGTCACGACGGGCCGCTTGGGCGTGGCTCGCGGCGGCTCGGCCGCGGGCTGGCGCTTCGCCTTTCCGGCAATCCGGCTCTTTTCTTCGACGCCGGCGGCAACCTTCTTGCCGCGCGGAGCGCCGCCCAGACCAGCCTTCTTCAAAAGCTGGCTAACTTGCGCCGGGCTGACTTCAATCTTGCGCTTGGCCAGCGCCGCCACAATGTCAACGCCGCGCATCGAATCACCAGCGCGCTTACGCTTTTCAATTTCATCACGGATGTGATCAGCACCACTTTTCTTCTCGGACATAACTACCTTCCTGTTTTTGGCTCCGGTTGTAGCCGGCGCATCTTCTTCGTCGTCGTCCACGGTGGCGGCGACTTCATTTTCCGTTTCTGCGACGGTGTCGTCATCCGAGTCGGACTCTTCATCTTCCTCGTCAAACTCTTCGTCGTCATCGTCATTGCCGGACTCGTCGCTTTCGGCCAAAGCCTCTTCGGCAACAAGTTCGGCGTCGTCTTCGTCGGTAACGGTCACTTCTTCAGTGTCGTCGCCGTCTTCCAACTCATCATCGACGTCCGAGTCGACAGCATCATCATCTTCGGTCTGCATCCGTGTGACCTTTTTCTTTTTGTCGTCAGTTGCTTGCCGCACTGACGACGCGAGTGGCTTTCCCCACATGTTTTCTGACATTGTGAAAGCTTCAGCGCTTTTCTTTGGCATTTTTATCTCCAGTCGTACCGCGCCCAAAACTTTTCGGGCATCCATGCGGCTAAATACACAATACGCCGCAAAAATCAAAAATCAACACCCCGGTAGAATTTACGTAAACTGCCCGTAAATCAGGGTTATTGGTTGCCGACAACTTTGTCGCGCGGCGCATCTATTGGGGCGCTAGTTGTCAGCACAACATCGTTGTCAGGAATCTGACAGTTGGGTCCGCGCAGGCGGCCTGTGTTGAGTTCGGGCCATTTTTCTAACGAGTGTATGGCACCCAGAATATTCCACGCGGCGTGACCCAGATGGTCTTCGTCTTGGTTGCCCGCTAAAAATTTGTACACGTGGGCAATAGCATGATTTAGCAGGTCGCTCACTGGCATGCCGTTTTCCCAATTGTGGGCGCCGAATTTTTCAGCTCCCTCGGCGTACGTTTTGGCCAGCGCGTGCAGCCCAATTGGCGAAATCAGATCGTATCGAACGGTATCGCAATCTGCGCTGCGGACAGCGCCGCTGGCGTATTCATGCCGCTCTTCTGTCATCATCAATCCTTTACGGGTTGAAATGCAAAATAAAATCTCGGCGCAGCAACGAAGAGCACAGTGCCGCGTACGGCGTCTGCTTTTCGTATAACGTGGACATACGGCGGCTCAAAATGCGAGATTTCAAAAATATCTAGCAGTTGTTCGCTGGTCCACACATTTTGGTCATTGGTCTGCGGGGCATTTGGGTACGCGGCTTCTAATATTGCGCGCACTTCGCCCGCATCCATATTGGCGAAACGATTATCTAACAAGTGCGTTAGCGCGGCGCTGGCATCAGCGGCAACGTCGATATTTGTTGTCCGCGGTTTTGTCCGGCTAGGCTGGGTCATTGGTTTGGGTTGTTGCAATTTTGTTCAATTCTTCAGTGTGTTCTTGAATCTTGGTGTGCAGTTCAACAGCGTAATGCTGGAAGAATTTCAGCTGCCCGACGAGATCTTTATGGACTTCGCCGCTAAAATTGGCTAACTGCCCCAAAAGAGTGATGAGGCTGACGTAATAGGGCGGCTGTGTATTGCGTAATTGCAGCAGACCGGCCGGCATTTTTTCTGGTTTGTTTTCCCACACAGGAATAATAGCAATTCCGTGGAGTTCTGGAATTGTGCGCAGGACGTCAACGCAGAACTCTTCAGTTTTTTTGATGAATTCTGCGTCGAACGGCAAACGGCTGACGGGAATTTCGGTCTGAGGCTGGGCTTGGGCGTCCATGCTTGTCCTTGTTATTGGGTATATCGCATTCGTTCTGGGAGCAGGCCGTCAATGATATTGCCGAGCCGCGTTGCCGCAAGACCGTAGATCACGAGTTTTATCGCGCCGCCCAGAATACCGCCTACCCAGTTCCCTGCCAAGAGCAGCAAAAACAGGTAGATAGGTATGTGATATGACTTGCAAAATGGACATCCAATCCATTCGAGCACGTAGCCTTTAAGCGTGTTGTGCGGCGTGACGTCCTGCAATGCTTGAGTGTAGGCGCGCATCAACGCAAAAATTGAACCCTTATGCCACACCTCGATGACCGCGCCAGCTGCAAATACAACAGCAAAAAAGTCAAAGTATGAAATCATGGCAGCTCTTTTCTTTTCCTTCTGCGGGCTTGTTTGAGTTTTTGTGCGGCTTCTTGTTCGCCTTGCCGAAACCCGGACATAGCAGCAGACATACAATAGATCACAAAACCGACAACAATAAAGCCGCTGATGCCCATAGCGCGATAATTAACGGCAGCGCTAACTAATAACGCAGCGGCAATACTCATGAAAACAGTATGCGTTACGTTGAATTCGGGAGACATTAAATGTCATTCTGCGTACTGATCGCCAAATGGCCATACGCGCGTTCTACCCGTATCTGCCGGTGTGCAGCTTTGTTGTGTAGTTTGCGCGTCGGCGTACGGCGGTTCGAGGTTTAAATGGTTAACTGCGTTATCCGGTAGATAAACGCGGGGACCCGGACCACGCAATGTGCTCTGGAAAATTGGTTGTCGGCGTTCTTGATACAGTTTTGCTGATCGGCCAATCTGTGGCATAATTTGCTCCTTAAACTGCAGCGGCTCACCGTCTAGTATACCGTTGCAGTTGCGTGGGTTGTAGTTACTGTGGCGGCAACGCCTTCACAGTGATATACGGCAGCCGCTTTTGCTTCGCGCGAATTGCGGTGCGGGGCTGCGGGGGCAACACAAATACCGTAATCTGTTGCGGTATTTCTTTGGGCCGTTGTTTTGTTTTGTTGAACAAAGTGACAACCCCCACACACGCAAGCCAAAGACTGTAGGCGATTTCACACAGGCCGCATACAATCATTTGGACGTACAGCACCGCAAATTGGCCTAGAATGCCGCAGCTATCTTCCACCCATTGCAGTTCCGGCTCATTGGCTTCTGAATATACGCGATTTCTCGCGTGTCTATATTTACGCATATGGCACCAAAAATAGTGCGAGGTAAGTCCTCGCTGGATAAAAAGCAGGCGCTTGATATACCGACAGCCGGTATTCAAGCTCTTATCGACGATCTTCTGTCAATCGACGCGACTGATCAAGCGTCTGTACACGCTAAAGCAGCCGTCATGCGGGAGTTGGCGGGGCGGCACGCGTTCCCGTCCCTTGAACCATTACTTCCGCTTGTACTGAATCTTAATGGTCGCCCGTACACTATTAAGGACCATTTCGCTTTTTCGCCTTTATTCCGCGTCTTGACACCGAAAAACCAAGTGTGGTGCACCGGGCGTCAGGTATCAAAATCGACATCGCTCGCGGCGCATGGCGTAGTGTTCGCCAACTCTGTGCCGTTTTTCAAAACATTGTATATCACTCCTCGGTTTGAGCAGGTGCGAAGGTTTAGTAACAACTACGTACGTCCGTTTATTGACCTGTCTCCGATTAAATCGCAGTGGAGCGGTACAAGTACGGAGAATTCTGTATTGCAGCGTTCGTTCAAGAACAACTCAATGATGTTGTTCAGTTTCGCGCTGCTCGATGCCGATAGAGTCCGCGGTGTGTCTGCTGACCGCGTGTGCATCGACGAGGTTCAGGACATGGACCCAGACCATGTACCTATCATTCAAGAAACAATGTCGTATAGTCGCTGGGGCACTAGTTATTACACGGGCACGCCGAAGACCCTCGACAACTTAATTTACGGATTATACAAGCGCTCATCGCAAGCCGAATGGTTTATACCTTGTGATTCATGCAAGCACTGGAACATCCCAGCGCTTGAGCATGATCTTGACGCCATGATCGGCGACTACAGCATTCATATCAGCGAGAAGCACCCGGGCACTGTCTGCGCGAAATGCCGCAAGCCGATCAACCCGCGGCACGGGCGATGGGTGCATAGATACCCCGAGCGCCGCTGGCAGTTTGCTGGCTACCACGTTCCGCAGATTATTCTGCCGTTGCACTTTGCCGACCCGGAAAAGTGGTCGACTTTGTTATTAAAACGGGAGGGGTATGGCAACATGACCCAAGCCCAGTTCTACAACGAAGTCATGGGCGAAAGCGTTGACACCGGGCAGAAGCTCATCAGCGAAACGGATTTGAAGGCTGCGTGTGTGCTGGACTGGGAAAACAAGAAAGAACCCGATCCCAAGTGCTACAAAAACTTGGCAGACTACAAGCACCGCATTCTAGCCATTGACTGGGGCGGCGGCGGCGAAGCTGGTATTAGCTTCACTGTGCTCACCGCAATGGGTTTCCGCCCAGACGGCACAATCGACGTGCTGTGGTCCAAGCGGCTACTTATCGGCGGCGATCACTTGGCCGAAGCCGTGGAGTGCATGAAGTGGTCGAACTTCTTCAAGTGCGACTTCGTGACGCATGACTACACAGGCGCCGGCACTGTCCGTGAGACAGTAATGGTTCAAGCCGGGTTTAATCTTGACCGCGTCATGGCAATGCGGCTTGTTCGGTCGGCGGCGCAGGATCTGCTGGTGTACAAACCGCCGACCGAGATTAATCACCGCGCCCATTACAGTATCGACAAGACTAGATCGCTGCTGTACACCTGCCAAGCTATCAAACTGAAACAAGTCCGGTTTTTTCAGTACGACTGGGCGTCGCAGGATATGCCGGGTTTAATCTCTGACTTCTTGGCGCTTGTCGAAAACAAAGCGGACTCCCGAACCAGTAGTGATATTTATACCATTACCCGGAACACGCTTCTCACCGACGACTTTGCACAGGCCGTGAATCTTGGCTGCGCTGCGCTCTGGCACATCAATGACGCGTGGCCCAACTTTGCCGCTATTGCCGGCGTAGCGCGGATTACGCCACGACAGGCTGCCGCGGAGCGCATCGACGATGACGACTGGGCCGATGACGCAATTAGCGGCCGGTATATGGGCTACTAGTAGATCCGCCAGCAGTAGTTGCGCAGATATTCTTTTACTATCGCAATGTCGCGAATTGGCGTGGCTTCGATATTCCGCACCACGACTAACGCAGCGTCGTGCATGGCATTTGCAGCTTCTGTGCAATCCATACTACTGGTGTATAGATCCCAGCCAGCGCCTGTTCTCGGAATTGCTGGGCCTTTACCGTGTACGGCGGCATCCAGCAAGCTTTGAAATACGCCATCTGGTTCTGTGTCATTTGCGCCGAACGAACGATACTTGCTTTGGATTTGCTCAAACTCTTTAATCCACGCTTTAATCGCCTCCAGCGGTACCACCATCTCTGCCGATTTCGTCGAGGAGTTTTCCAAGATTTTTGCCCTTTTCTGTGATCGAGAACGCAAATGCGCCCTTATCGATGTCGAATTCAGCGTCAAGCAAACCGCGCTTTACGCCGGCGTGCAGTACATTTGACATAATGCGCTCGCCAAGCGCGTGCATCATTTTCAGCATCTTCTGTTTGTACTCAGTTTCGGTGTCGGCGCCGATTCCGAATTCATGCTCTGTAACAATATTACAGTGCTCTTTGATGATGTTAATTGTTTCTTGCGTAGATAAAAACTCTTTCATGTGCTCGGTCATTTGCGGCAGTTTTTCCTCGCACATTTTTTCAAGAAATCGGTGAAAGCCGTGCAGTGCCAGATTTCGGACTTCTTCTACGCCTGTATGCGTGTGGTGCGTGTCATTGTCGTCAAGCATTGATGTTCTCCTGCAAACGGGCGGCAGCGACAGCAGCGTCGTAGCGACCCTTGGCCAGAATACGGTCGCGGGCGGCGTGCCGCAACTTGGTGAGGTGCGCGGCGTAGCTATCGTCGGTGTGGACCAGCGCTTCGGCGCTGGAAAAGCTGTGCGGCTTCCCGGTCAGCTTGTTGTCGCCGCTGCCCATGATGTACTCGATGGCGTTCAGCTTGACGACGTGCCGGTTGTCTTCCAGCTCCATTTCGTGGACGACGGCGTC